ATCTGTGGCAGTAAGAGTGGTAACTGTAGAACCACTGATTGTAAATTCCGCTACATTAAATTGTGTTCCGCTAGTAAAAGATGGTCCTGTATTAGGATAGAACACTGCATTTAAAAAGTCTTGGATACTGCCTGATGTACCTGGGTTAAATGATGATGTAAAGAATCCAGGTAAATGTTGCTGTGAAATTATTCTGTCACCGTCAAAGGTAACATTAGCTGATCCTGAACCTCCTGATCCAAATCCACTTCTAACTGCTGATGCAGAAATAAATGTATCTGATATAAAGGAAGCTGTATCTGCTTGTACTGCATGTGATGAAGAAACTTCTGTAATGATTTCATGTGAAGAAGAAACTGCATAAGATGCAGATAATACTGTCATTGAGCTAGTTTGACTAGCTAAAATATAAGAACCTGTTGCCGTTTGTAGACTATCAACTTGTGTTTGTATTGACCCTGTAAATGTATTAAGGGCTGATATGTCTGTTGAACCTCCACCTGATCCTGTATCTATTGTTATAGAAAAAGTAGATGAATCACCTTTTGTAAAGGTAATTGTATTTCCTGTTGCTGAAGCTGAGTTGATTAAACTACCTGTATCGGTAGAACCACCACTTGCTGATGGTAGGGTAACTGTATTACCGTTTAGTATAGAAAGTTCGTAACCGTTTAATGATAAAGTTTGGTTTGCACCAGAGACACCAGTAACCACCTCCCCGTTAACGAGAAGAGATCCTGATACTTCTAATGAACCTGTTAGAAGTCCATATGACCCTAGGTTTGGGTCAATCTGTTTCCACCTTATTAAAGCCATCTACTTACTAGTCTGCAAATTTACCACTAATCATGTACTCATCATCTGAGTCTATGACATAATTTAATCCTCCGTTCAATGTAACTAAGACATCACTACCTGTTTGTGTAACAGAATCGAGTACATCATTTTCTACTACGACTCCGTTAATAAATAGGTTAAAGTCTTTTGTACTTAAGTCAGGAAAACCAGCTGGTGGTGTTGCTAAAGTAAGTGATTCCCATTCAAGAGATGCACTAACACCTGCTGTTGCTGCAGTGACGTTTACTGTCTTTTGATTACTTGAGAATACTTTATTTAATGCTAAATAAGCTTTTTGTTCTGCTGTCATCGATTCTTCTATATTTATTGTGTTAATTTTAGATGCTGCCTGGTCATAAAACCTGATAGATCTAGAATTTACTCTTGTATTTGAATATTTAAATCCCATTTTACGATTCTGGTAAATTATTAATGTCTACTACTGTTTCTACTCCAAATAAAACCGATGCTTTGTTAAAGAACTTAGCATTACCTTGAGGAAGTGTGTTTTCTGCATTAGGTACTACGTGTCCTAATAACTTTATACTAAAATTAGTCTTTACACTCCTATCTTGTCCTTGAACAAGTTCAGTTATTGTTGTATAATCATCAATCATAGCTCTAAAATTAAACTTATCTGGATCTCCCCAGTAAGCATCAGAGGCATAGTTAATACTTTCTACTAAACCGTTCATTTGTTCTACATATTCTGTAAATATTGTACATGAATACGTTATATTTAAGTAGTCTGGTATGACTACCCCTTGGTATTCCTTTTGAATGGATCTGGTTAAAAGAGCTGAAAATCTATCATATTGATTTTTCTTTGACCACTTCTTTTCAAATATACCAAACTGTGTTGGATTATTTGCATCCATTTTATTTCCAAGGTTTCTATTCTTTTCTATACTATCTCTTTTAAAAAAGATTAATGGTACCTGTATTTTACCATTTCTATCTCTATAAAATCCATCTTTCTGTACTGCTGCCCATCTTTCTGGTGAACCGTATAGTACGGGTACTACCTTTTTTGTACCGTTTTGTATAACAGATGGTTTAATTACACTATTAAAGTAATAGAATATAGCTTCATCTATATCTCTTAGACCAATAGCAAACTTTTTTACCTTATCATTCTTTACAGAACGTTGATACTCACGTTTAAGTTTATTATCTACTACAGTTTTCTTACCTTCATACCCTTCTACTTTATAGGTCTGAATAGAATCCTGAGATAACTCTCTTTGTGATTTAGGATTTACGTTATTATCTGCCATATCTACGTGTTACGTGAGATCTATACTGTCTTTTAAATTGTGCAAATATCTGAAATAGCTTTTCTAGCTTTTCATCCGTCGGATATTTTTTTAATATCTTTTTAAAATCTTGATAAGCTTCTTCAAAGTTTTTATCTACACCTATTAAAGGAGTATACTCAACATCCCATGTCATTTGGCCGGTTACTGGGTCTGGTCCGCTTATTTTTTTTGTTTTAAAATCTGGGCTTTCTTCTTTAAGTATGTCTTTTATTTTCATATATTAAAATTCTGATATTGTATTAGTAATCCCGGTACGTTCTCTTCTTGTTTGGTGACAATCTACTATAATTGATAGTGATGAACCAAATCTTGAACCATAATTACTTAAGTTATAAGTCTTATCTCTACCTACAAACAGTTGATTCTCTCTAACTGTATCTACTTCATAGTAATCTTCATGCCACATTAGTATATCTCCTACTTCCGGTACCATTTGTACGTCTTCTAAGTCTTGTCTAATAAAAGCAAACGATGCCTCCCTACTTAAATCAGGTCCAAAGTCGTCTGTTGTTATTACTTGGTCACCTCTAGTTATTAAACAGTTAAGTTTTAAAGGTTCCAACCAGTTTTTTGTTAGAGATTCACCGTATAAGTTAGATAAAGTATCTTCTAAACTTAATTTATAGTATAATACTTCCTGTTCTACTACATCTTTCAGTAGTTCCCTGTTTATATTTACTAATAAGTCGAAATCTCTATTACTTCCAAATAACATTACTTAGTCTCTATTGTTTTATCTGCAACTTTTACACCTACTATAGTGGAATACTTGCTTAATGCATTAGTTTTTAAAGCTCCAAAAGCTTCTTGTGGTGATTTTTGTGATATCACCTTTATTTTATATACTTGTCTACCTTTTCCAAGGTCAGATGCTAATGTTACTGTAGTTACACCTGGTAGAGCTCTTAATAACTCGCCTATCTTAGTAGTACTATCATCTTTATATACTACTTTTACCATAGCCTCATAAGTTTTAAACTCTATTTCTGTAAGTAACTGTAACAATTTCATTATCCAATGTATATAGTCATTGGGACTTGACCTAAAGTCTTATTTAGGTTGTCTCCTTCATTAGCTTTTCTCTCTAATTGTGCCTGTCTTGATGTTTGATCAAGCATTTCTCTTAAATTCGTTATTAAAGCCTCTTTTTCAGCCCTTGCATCTGTTAATAAATCGGCTTGATTCAGTGTAGCTTCAGATCCTGGTACTGGAACTGACTGGTATTTACCTCTTACGTAGGCTAATAGCTCTTTTGCTAGTGCTAATGTGTATCTAAATATCCATTGTCTACCAACACTGTTGATTAAGCTGTAGGATGGGTTTTCATATGGTACATCTGCCACTGATTTTACCAATCCACCACCATCTTTATACACTCCATCTCTTTTATCATTACTTTTATAGTTTTCAAAATATAAATTAGCTGCTTTTTTAGGTACTGGGAATATTTTTAACTTATTATTGACTAATTCGAATGAATAAGTTGATCTTCTTATGACATCGTTAAATTCTATCGCTTGTACCTTAAGAATATCGAAAGAAGCTGGCATTAATAAGAAGTTTACCCCTGGACTGAATGATCCAAAGTCAAAAGCATCCATTAATGACTGTATTCCTGTACCAGTCCCTGCATATGGGTCGAAATAACGTAGGATTGCCGGTGGAGCGTTGTAAAATACGCGTCTTACCTCAATACTACCACTAATACCCTCATTTGTAGCCCATTGATCTAGGTCATACTCTTGTACAGATGCTGTTAATGCAAGTGATCCAGTGTATCTTGTTACTGTTCCACCTACTTCTGCTTCTGTACCGTAATTTTTTGATATATTTATTACTCTATCTAATGTTGGATCAATTATTTTGTTGTTTGCACTACTTCCAGTAGTGGATCCCTCCATTGATAGGTAATTTTCTCTTATTTTGTATTGGAATACTTCGTTTCCGTATGTTGTTACTGCTTCTTCAAAGCAAGCATAAAAAGAACCAGATTGTAATTCAACATCCATAAGTGGATAACCTAGTCTTGTACCACAAAAACTAGCTACCTTATCTGCATCAGTTTGAAATGCAGTATCAGTATCATAAAATCCAAAAGGAGTTGATCCGGTTGTGAATGTAGAACTACCGTTCCAAGTTACTATATTGGCCATCTTTTACAGTTTATATATAAATAGTATAAAAAAAAGAGGCCCGAAGGCCTCTCTTAAATAAAATTCTAGTTAAAAATTTATTAGATTTGAGATAAATCAGAAATAAAGATTTTACCGTAAAATTCTGGTCTAATCATCTTCTTAGCGTATCTTGTCATAAGACCTTTTCTTGGAGTGAAAGTCTCAGGATCGTACACTAGAGGTGTCATCATTAATGGTACGTAAGGTGCATATACAGCTCCTGTTTCTAGGAATTGTGAACCTCTATATCCCATTAACATAATGTTCTCAGTCATGTAAGGGTTTTTGTACACTTTGAATCTGTTCGCTAATGAACCTACTCTCTGTACACCCATGTTGAATTCTTCAACGTTACCGTCTGTATTAGCAGCGTATCCTGGAATTGATTCTAAGATAGTTGCAACAGTTGGAGAACAAACTACAAAATTAGCACCACCTCTAAGAGTTTTTTGGTGAATTTTGTTTGATACTTTTTGTACTTTAGTACCTAAAGTTTGGAACCACTGACCTTGAGTGTTGTAGAAATCAGAAGTAGAAGTAGTCCAGTTTGAACCATCCCATACTTTGTTGTTTTCTGCACTCCAGTGATCTGTAGTTCTTGCGTCTGCAATAAGCATATCAAGGATCTCTAAGTCAATCTCCATAGAGATGTACTCGCTTAATAAAGAAGTTAACTCAGCCTCAGCGTCAATACTGTGGTATGCGTTAAGATCTTGAGCGAACTCAGGAGTCCATTGTGCTTTTAATTTTCTTGTCTTAGCAAAATCGCTTCAGAAGCTAACTTAACGTCACTTTCTGGAATAGTGATTGATGTATCAACAGCCGCAGTTGAATCAGCCTCAAAGTCTCCTCTGTCGTTGTCAGCTGGTTGTTTGTGGTATTTTACAGCAACAGTAGTAGAGTTGTTAACAGCACCATTGGCTACAACAAACTGTACATTACCACCGTTAATTTTAGTATACTCTGGGTATACTGTAACAGCAGCAGAAGCTGATTCTAATCTAAATGCTCTAACTCCTAGAGTATCTAGGTTAGTTAAAGAAGATGTTGGTACGTTTACTGTGTCAAAGTTATCAATGTTAACATCTACATCATAGTTCATTGATGCAGAATCTGCATTTGCTACAGTAGCAGTTCCGTTAGCTGAAGCTTGGTTGATTGAGTAACCAAACTGACCAGCACCATAAAGACCACCTGCAACGTCAGTATCAGCAGCTATTTTAGAGTTAGCTGTAGATACGTTACCGTACATGTTGTCTCCGTCAGTTCTACCGTTTGTAGTAGTACCGTATTTAAAGTCTAAGTAGAATACAAGACCTGATGGTAAGTTCATTGGTTGAACTGATACAAAGTCTTGAGCTACGATTTGTGCGAAAACTTTTCTAACTAAAGGTAGTGCAACACCAGCCCACTGCTCGCCGTCTCCAGCTGTGAATGAACCTCCTCCGACGTTAGTTGAGTTTGCTTCAGATACGATTTGTTTAGCTTGGTTTTCAAGAATCATTGCCATGTTACCAGCAACTCTTTCATCCTCGATACCTTCTAATAATCCTGATGCAGACCACTTTTCAGCAAGTTTAGCAGAGTCAGCTTGCATACTTTTGTAAGTATTCGAGCTCTCTAATAATTGATTTAATTCCATGATTTCTATAATAATAGTTTAATAATTAATTTTTAAATTATTCCGGCTAATTTTTGCATTCT